GGGCGGAGATGCACTGCGAAAGCAGTAGCATCCCCACCCCTCTGCGTTTCCACAGAAGGAGTAGAAGATGAACTGAGTTCCATCTCCGCCAGGGAATTAAATTCCCGTCAGCCTACGAGGCTGACCCATCGGCATTTCGACTTGAAGCTGCCGCGCTTCGTACTGGCCAAGAAATCCAGACCCACGTCGTCGTCAGTGAGATGACTAAGTGGATCAGGCCACCATTCTTCTACGAAACTTCCGTTTCGTGAAGATGATGGGATTCTTGTGTCAGTTCCTTGCGCACTGCCTGAGTCGCTGAGTTCAGCCAGGTTGCAAAAGAGACAGGGGGAATCCCCATCCCTATGCAATCCGTCCTGAACACTGCATATCCTGCAGTCGCTGATGGATGCGTCAACCGGTTGGCAGACTTCTCCCAGGTCAGTTCGATTTTCTCGAATTGGACGTTCTGATCCTCCGATGTATACCCAGTTAGGTTTACATTGGAAGGAACCAGAATCGTTACCAATTCTTGAAGTGGACTGTCTGTGAGTAAGAATGCCCCATTTGTTGAGGCAGGCGATTTCGTCTCCATCTATTTGGTCCTTTCTTTTGACTGGACTAAAGACTAACCTCTTTTGTTTCCATGAATGAAGCTCCTTGTCGTAATGACACTGAGTATCAAACATAAAACTAAGATGGTATAGCCCAGAGCCAGGTTTTCTTGCTCTGGGGATGGTACGTTTCACCACTCGACATAACAAGTCTCGAATGGTCTGGGCAACTAACCACTGGCCTCTTTGATAAAAGAGATCAGCGGTAGCATTCCAGCTCATAACGGTACTTGCATCCCAGCGTTGTGAATCGTCATGCGGTTCCATTCTAGCGTATACCGGATTTACCGGTACGCCATCATAGAAATCCGCACCACAAGACTCGCGAAAGGCAGAAGCCTTGAACGACTTGTTGACGTTAACCTTTAGAGCGTAGCTCTCCAGGTACTTCACAACAAAGTCCGTGTATTCTACGGGGACAATAATATCGTCTCCATAGATATCGATCGATTTGCCATAACGGCGTATCGATCGAGAACTCGGACGCACCCCATCGAGTATGTGCATTGCAGCCTGGACAAGGGTGTAGAACACCATTGCCTCTACAGGAAAGCATAAAGCTGATCCCATAGAAGCATACTTGAACAGAACAATGTTCGTACCGTTGGGCAATGTAGCATGTAAAGAACGAGCATCTTCGAGGTACTCGAGGAGCCCTGAGGTCTTAAAAATGCGCTGAACTAAGTGCAAATGCACCCGATCAGACGCATCCTTCAGGTCTAGCGTAGCTAGTCGTCTATCTTTACTTGCTTTGTAGGCGAGTCTCTGATTCACGTCTTGCCGGGTAAACCGGAT